GAGAAGGCTTGGGATGTCGACGATGCTGTCCTGCAAAAGCTCGATCGAGCATAGGACCAATTTGCTGGAGTACTTGTAGCTGTTCAACGTGACCTTGCTGAACGCCAGATCCTGCGTGTTAAACGCGGTGTTTTCCGCGATGATCTCACCTTTGTTAGTGGTGTCGTTCACCGTCGGGATGTCGTATGGGTTGCCGGTGCTGGTCCGGATAACCTGAGCGACTTCACGCACGTTCGCGTAGTACAAGAGTTGTTTTTCGAGCGCATCGCTCAAAGTGGTCTGAACTAGGTAACCACCAGCGGTCGTGGTGCCGACCGACTGAGCACGATGCTCTTCAGTCTTAGGGCGAGCGATAGAGTCGGCGCGACCGGTTGGAGCCTTCGCCCACAGGTGAGCGGTGATCGCGCGAGTTTGAAGGCCGAGTCCTACGCGCTCTGCTGCGGATGCTTGCTCGCTGGTGGTCAGGCCAGTCGGTTGCAGCGCCCACGCACGCAGTGCGTTGCTGTGGTCGGCATGAGCACGACGATCGTTGAGGTCGCTCACGTAGGCTGGAACGCCCACTGGCATACGTGGAGCCTTGGCGCGGTTTGCCGCATTGCGGCGCAGGATTGTCAGGCGAGATTCAAGGCCCTTGATGGACTTGTTGTTCTGCTCGGATGCCATGTCAGCAGCGGCTGCCGCGTCGATTGCGTCCTGATCGTCCTGTGGGTCTTTAGCGACCGCCTCTTCGACTGCGGACACGCGAGTGTCAAGGTCAGCCACCTTGGCGGTGAGCTCATCCCATTGGCCCTGCTCTTCTGGTGTCAGCTCGCGCTTGTTCAACGACTCAAGCTTGCTCACGAGAGACTTGCGCTCTTCGATGAGTTGATCGATCACTGCTGCATGTTTCATATCGGACTCCTAAAATAGGTATTTGAACCATATGCGTAACATATCGCCGACACGATCAGCGCACGATGCGCCGATAGCGAGCCAGCCAGAGCTGACGATCACGGAACGACATCATGCCGGTCCGCATCGACCTGAGTGCCGCTGTCGTGTCCGGATACGCAGGCACAGCGACCACCGAGACTTCATGGAGATTGACATCGTTCAAGGTCCGCAAACGCTTGGTGCCGTCTGAGCCTGGCCCCCAAGAGTCGCCACCATCTGGCACGCTGAAAGCGAACGACATCTGGGATATGTCGCCACGCTTGAGTAGCTCACGCAGGTCTCGGGCATAGCTTGTGTCAGGCAGATCGATCTCGACTCCCAGACCCTTCTCGTCGCTGCGCAGTCTGAGTGTGCCGGCCGACATCCTGCCGATCACCATGGAGTCGTCGTGCCCTATCAGCGCACGCACATCGACTCCCTCCTTGATGGATCGTTGGAACGCTGTGTTAGCCACGACCTCGCGGAACCCGCCAAGGTCCTCGCTCATCGGTCCATACACGGCGGCATAGCCGACGACTTTGTTACCTTCGGCCTGAACCGTTCCACCCGCCCTGATCTCGATCATGGCTGCGCTCCTGGTGTGCCGATGGGTCGCCACTTGATGCGCCAGCCGTGCTCGCCACCGGGCACTGCCGGAGGCACTAGCTCGCGCTCTCGCTCGATGCCGCAGATGCGGCAGCGATTGGTGCTGCCGTGTTCGCACGACATGATCTGATGCTCGGTCATTGCGGCAGCCAGACGCACAACAGACTCATGCGTGACAGGCAGATCGTTGGTCTCGTCTGGCTCGTCGATGGAGTTCTCGCCTGCCGTGGTTGGGGTGTCCGCAGGAGTGACGGAACCCACGGCAGGCGAGGATGACGGCGCGCTCGGTCCGGTCGGCGCGTTGATCGGTTGCATGTTCAAGGGCTGCATGTACACATCGCCGCCCTCGATTGGCTCTAAATTCTCCTTGGCCCGGATCTCGTTAACTGACAACCATCCCCAGTTACGCCCCACAGCGTATGCCGCGTAGCGTGCCGACTGATCGGCTCGCAGCAGATCCTCGATCTGATGCTCAGCGTAGTAGCAGCTCTGCTCGTAGGTGTTGAGCAGCTTGCATCGAACCTCCTGCTCGATGCGGATTAGCCATGGGCGCAGGGTCTCCGTCAGGAAGACCATGTTCTCCATCTCCATCGTGGAGTATGACTGGCCGCTGCTATCACGAAGCTTGCTGAGCGGGATGTTGAACCACCGAGCGACTTCGGCGAGCTGGAACTGGCGGGTCTGAAGGAACTGCGCGTCCTCGGGAGGTATTCCCAGAGCGCTCCACGTCATGCCCTCTTCGAGGACTGCCACGCGGTGAGAGTTGTTCACGCCCTGATGCAGGCGCTCGAAGTCTTGGCGTAGCCGGCCTCGAGCATCGTCGCTGAGCCTGCCGGGATGGGTGAGAGCGCCAGAAGGTCTCGCACCAGCACCAAAGAATTTGGCGCCGAACCGCTCCGATGCCATCGTCAGGCCGATGCTCTCACGAGCCATCTTAATAACAGAATAGCCAAGCATGCCATCGAAACCGAGGCCTCGAATGTGGAACACATCACGGGCCTGCAGGACTCGCCTGCCGACCTGCGGCTGCATGTACTCGTAGTTCAGCATCTCGCTGAATGGGTTGCGCACGACTGTCATCCAGTCAGGGCGTAATATCTTTAGCTCGAGGACATTGCCGGATGAGTCCCGCTCGATCTCGGCGAATGCGTTGCCGTAGAGCAACACGTGGTGCATTAACGTCTCAGTCCACACCAGCGCGGAGATCTCGCCACAGGGTTGGTGCAGAAGGATCTCATAGAGTGGGTGATCGCTAGCGCGCTTGCGAGCACCGTTCGGCGCACGCTCGTAGAGGATCAGCGGCAGTGATGCGACAGTTTCCGATATGACGCGCACGGCAGACCATACGCCTGCCGACTGCATAGCCATCGACTCGGTGACGACAACACCGGCATCGGAGCCGTGGCCACCGAATAACGTGACGAGTGCAGGATCCCGCAGACTATACGTCGCGCGGGACTCCAGACCTATGAGAGACTTGAGACGATCGATAATGCGCATGTCTCGAGACTACCGATGCGCATGCACGATCAGCGCCAGACAGCGATGCCCCACGACCGATAGGTGGCACCCATACGATCGATATCGTGCCACGACCGCTTCCACGATGACTTCTTAATATCCTGTGGCCCCTCGGCGGGATCTTGATAATAGATCCGGTCGAACTCCACGCCAGCAACGACCACGTAGTGACCGATGCCCGACGCACTGATCAGGCAGATCACCGGCCGCCCGATCTCTGTGTGATGGTGCAGATCCACCAAGGACATCTCGCCCGATATCACTCGGAGACCTACTCCACGCAGCATCGACTCGATTGCCCGAGGGTCGGTGCCGTTGATGACGTTACACGAGAGCGGAGCAAGATCGCCCGGAGTGACACGCCTGCGCAGGTGCTTTAGGACAGTGAGCACTGCCGTGTATCCGCAGTCGTGCTGCGCGTTCTGGCGGAGATCGGGGAGAGCGATCATAGCATCGATAGCCCTCGGCCTTCATAGACGCTGGTGCCAGCCACCTCGCCGATCCTGCTCCTTGCTGTGGCCATGATTGCGGCGATGGCCACGTCGATCTTCTCGGTGCTCTTACCCTTCGATGGCTTCACGTTGCCGGCTGAGTCCTGCTCGATGACGGCGTTGCCCAGGCACCACCGCAGGACGGGGTGTCCATCATGCCGGATCCGCTTCTGCATGATCAGCGTCTCGAAGTCTTTGGAGGCGGGAGACATGCTCGCATAGCCCTGACCGAAGGCCACCACCGACAGGCCATCCATCTGGAGCTGCTGCGCCAACTGTGCGGCGTTCCACCTGTCGATGGCGATATCACGGATCTGATACTTCTGCCCAAGCTCGGTGATGCGCAACCGGATCAGCTCGTAGTCGATCACATCCCCATCGACTAGCTCGATGTGCCCTGCTGCCGCCCACTGGTCGTAGCGTGTCTTGTTCCTGCGCTCTCGCTCCCGCAGGCAGCCGCGCGGGGCCCAACAGAATGGCAGCAACCACACTTGATCGTCGATAGGGAACGCCAGCACCAAGGCCGACAAGTCCGTAGTGGTCGACAAGTCGAGCCCGGCCCAGCATGGACGACCAGCGAGGTCTGGCATCTCACTTTTGCAAGCGTCCCACCTGTCGAGTGCCACCCAGCGGACGCTGGATTCTGTCCACTGGTTCAGGTGCAGGCGCCGGAACGCCTGCTCGCGCATCGGTGATGCCTGGGCCTCGACAACGCTCTGCACGAAGTACTCTGGCCTGACGCTGACACCGTATCCGGGGTTGGCCTTGCGCCATGTCGCCTCGAGTCGCCAGTCGTCGCTGTCTGGCGCACCGTATAGCACCGGCAGGAACGTCGGATCGACGATGGTGCCGTCTGTCACGCCTCGAGCATAGCTGTGGAGTTCATAACACAGAGACTCTCGATCGTAGCCTGCCGTGGTGAGCGCCACGGTGAGCGGGTTCCGCCGAGCCCCTGTGGATGTGGTCAGCGTGTCCCAGAGCTCACGGTCCCGCTGGCAGTGCACCTCGTCGAACACGATACCGGAGCAGGACATGCCGTGCTTGGTGTGCGCATCGGCCGAGATGGCCCGCATGCGCCTGCCGTCCTTGGTGACGATCTCCTTGCGAAGGACGGTACACTTGGATTCTAGGGATTGGCAGTTTCTGACCATCTGTGCTGCAATATCAAATACAATCGAGGCTTGGTCTCTATCGGCAGCGGCGCATACCACCTCGGCACCGGGCTCGCCATCACCGAGCAGAAGGTACAGCGCAATGCCAGCGGCAAGCGTTGACTTCCCATTTTTGCGCGGTATCTCAATGTACGATGTACGGTATCGGCGTGTGCCATCGGCATTTATATCGCCGAACATTGGCCGAATGATGTCTCGCCATTGCCATTCCGACAGGGTGAACGGCTTGCCTGCTAACTCGCCTTTAGAGTGCGATAGGAAGTGCTCGAAGAATAGGCGGGCCTTCTCTTCAGGGCGCAGCTCCTTATTTCTGCTTGCGCCCTTTAATTGTGCCATATTATTCGCTACCCCAGAATTCTAAGTGCGAGATCGTCAATATCATCCTCGCGTCTTCCAACTGCATCAATGTTGTCCCGCCGGCCCTTACGACTCCGAGGCGTCAGCATCAGGACGGTGAATGTGGATCTAAGCTGACTCTCAGCGTTGCGCAACTCTCCCCACAATGGGTGCATCCGCTGGACTCCTCGTTCGTCAGCCATAACAAAAGGTTCTTTGGCCGCTGCCAATCTCATTGCCTCTACTCTTGCCAATTGGTGAGCGGCCATGATAAGCACCTCGGCGTCTGCCGCCGCAACCCCTGTACCGGAGGTTTGGCTGATCCGGGAACATAGACGGATCCAGCACTTCTTGACATCCGCTGGCAGGCCCTTTGGCGGCTCCTGCGACATCGATGGAATGTCGTTCCGCATTGGTTTCCTCCCGCGCGCCATAGCTTTCTCCTTGCATGCCCAGCCTTGAAAACAACTCCTTGAGACAACTCACATCAAGGTCAACCGTCTGCCATGCCTCAGTGTACCCATCGAACCGTTCACGGAATGCCAACTGCCCTCGAGGGATGCTGAGTCCATCCAATCGTTGCTTTATTTCATTTTCGATTGATTTCGCCAACGCACCATTGATCGGGCCGAGCAAATCTAAGGAACTCCACCCATTCACTCTGTGCCGGTTCATGCGGCCGCCAGTCCCATTAACGGTATTGGTGATACCAACCTTTAATTGACCAGGCCGACTGATCAGGTAGACCCAGCCATTCTTGCTGGGATCATATGTCGATTTGGCGCAGCTAGGGCATCCGATTTTAGCTTTAATCCTTCCTCGTATTTCTGCATAATAATAAAGCTCGCACATCGAGCACTGCCAAAGC